GGTTCAACCATAGACCCATATTACCAATACGCTAACCTAAAACTTATATCAGGCTCTTTATCGGCAAGTGTTTATTTACCATTTTATAATGGTGGATGGTGGTCAGTATTAGCCAACTATAACCCAAATTCAAATACTTATACTTTATATGCTAAAAATAAGCAATATGAAGGGTGGGATGGTAATATTATAGGTTTTCAAGCATCTTCTAGTTTTACAGGTATTTCATCTTGGAATTCAGGAGGCCAATTAATATTTGGTACAGGTAGTGTTATAGGCCCTAAAACATACACAGCCTTTAGTGGTTCATACCAAGAAATAAGATATTATAACGTTCCTTTAAGTGAGAGTGCTTTTAATTCTTATGTAATGAATTCTAATTCTGTTGAAGGAAATCAAACACAAGGATCTCAATCTTCTAAAAATAGTTTAATTTTTAGAATATCTCTAGGAGGAGAATTATACACCGGCTCAAACTCAATACACCCAGCCTCTACTGGCTCTACCCCAACAACACAATCATTTGCTATACAACCATATACTGCTTCCTTTACTAATGCTTTATTTATTCCTAATGTAGAGTATAATTATTACAATCAAGTACCAGCAGGTATTCAAAATGCTATATCCGATAAGATTCAAAATAAAAATATATTATTACCATTAACTAGTAGTCAAGCAAATATACCTAATAATACTGTTTTATCTCCATTTATATCTATTCAACAATCATATTATGCAAGTAGTAGTTACACTAACAATATAGATTATGTTGAAGTGGCTTTTTCACCACAAAACGAAATAAATGATGATATAAATGATTCATTAGGTTATTTTAATATAGGTGAATATATAGGTGATCCAAGACAAGTATCTTCATCAGATACATCTTACTCTGATTTAAATGCTTTAAGAGATTTATACTTTCAAAAATATACAGGTAACTATAATATTTGGGATTATATAAGACTTATCAAATATTTTGATAACTCTTTATTTAAAATGATCCAAGATTGGGTTCCTGCCCATACGGATCTAGCATCAGGTATTGTTATAAAACAACATTTACTTGAAAGAAACAAATACCCAGTACCACAACTAACACAATCTCAATATTACTATACAGGCTCTATTGGTAGTTATCCATCATCATCTAATGATCAAAGAATATTTATATCATCAACTGATTATCAATCTTTCCCAATAGAAAAAATAAGTGGTAGCTCAGCAGGTGTAATGCCTGAATTTAATGGTACAGCATCAGTAAATTTATATGTTAATATAACTCAAAGTTTCACTGGTTCAACACCTAGCTTATTAGGAGATGTAAATTTTATTCATACATCACAAGATGAATTTTTCAATGGTGAATTAAGTGGTTCTATAGTAACAGCTGAAGATGGAAATTTAACACCTATAGCTAATAGAGTTTATTTACATGCTAGTACAGTTGAAACACCTTATGAAATTATATTTTACAAATCTACTAACTTAGGTGGATCAGGAAATGCACAAACAATATTTTTAAATGCAAATACAGCACCAGGAGATGGTGAAATGTATATTTATTGGGATTCAGGCAGTTATTACAGTCCAATACCTCATTATAATCCTGCTAATGTTGCTAATGCTTATCACCCTTAAAATTTAAAAAATGGCAAATACACCATCATATACACAAGGAGTTAAATACATTAAAATATCTAAAAAAGATGCTAATGGAAATGATCAAACAAATGAATTACAAAATTTAAATGATATTAGAGTATTATTTGATGATATAATATCTCCTGTTGATTATTTTATAGCTTCAATAAACGAATACCCATCATACTATTTATATGTTGTTGCTCCAACAAATGTTACTTCATCTGTTGATGATGAAATTTTAAATTATCAAGTTTCTGCTAGTTCAAATACTTTAGATTCTTCTACTGGAAATGTTATATCTTATTCTGTAATATCTAATCCTACAAATTATTTTACAGCATCTTCGGGTTATTGGACTTTAGGAAATACACCAAATATTTCTCCTTTAAACATAACTTGTTCTATAAGTTTTAGTGTAACTCCAGGTTTTGGAAGTTCATTTGCTGGAGGTTCTATCATTGCTTCTCTTAATTTACATCAAATAACAAACGGAATAGATACTGTATTAAACTCTTCTACAGTAGGTATATCCCTAAACCCTTACCCAGGAGCAACTGCTGGACCTTATACTTTAAGTTTAAGTTCATCTTTATATCCTGTTGAAAATTCATCATATTATTTATCTTTTACTCCTACTCCAAATAGTTTAAATACATTTACTAGTAATTGTTACATATATAGTGTAAATAATTCTCAATTTCAAGTAACACAATCTATCGCTCCCTATGCTTCACCAAACAATAATTTGGTAGTATTAGAACCTTATATTGATGGTCAATTTGAAGGAAGTGATGCTAATGTTTTACAAAACAATGTAGATACTAACCAAATAGACGCGTTGTATATGGAAGTGGATTACACTAATGGTTCCATAATAGCTGAAAATAAAAATGCTATTTTAAATGGAACTGCTCCTAGAGCCCAAATACAACAATGGAATTATACTTATGATTCTCATATAAGAGGAAGATATATTGGTAAAGAACAAAATGCTTTAGCAATTAATACTTACTCTAAATCAGGTAGTTATATTACTCCATTTGGATTCTCAGGATCATGGCCTGGTGATACAACATCTCCATCAGTAAATGGTAGTGTTGTTATTGAACAATTAGACAGTTGTATTTACGAAATAAATTGGGGAGGTGGAGGTTATCCTGAAAATTCAAATGGTGGTGGATTTAGTTTAAACAATATTCTTTTAGTAGGATCTAATAAAGATGATGTAAATGTAATATCACCGGATAATCCTTTATATTATGATACTATAACTAAAAATCTTCCTTATCTTTCTCAACTTTTAGTTAGACAATATAATCCAACTTCAAATTCTGCATTAACTGTTACTTCACTTTATCCTGGTATTAGTTTAAACGATGCTGTTTATTGGATACCTTCTGATTATTCTGAAAATTCAGCATATACAGGCTATTTTTACCCAACGGGGTCTGGGTCAATTGTTAATCAACCTCTTATCCAATTATATTCTACAGGAAGTGGAAGTGGTGGAAATCATAATTTTATACCTCCCGGAACTAGAATTAATGGAGTACAACAAATAGTTCGTCCATATTATCCTATGGATCAAGCTATGATTACTATAAGTAGTAGTTTATCCCCTAGTAATCCGTGGTTTGCTAGTTTATATTATGGAAGTGGAAGCATAGGAGCTTCAGGAAGTATACCTGGATTAGGAGAAATAGCTAGTGGAAGTTCTACATATCAAATGGGTTATCCTTTTGAAATAACTTCTATCCAATATGATCCTACTGTTATAGGTCCTAGTAGTCAATCAAAGGCATGGAATATTTTTATAAAAAATACAAATCCTAATTTATTTACTAATTTATCATCTATTAATCCTATAGGAACTAATGGTGCTACTAATGTTTATCAACTTGGTTTAATACTTACTAATGGAAATAACCCAAATACTTCTATTGTAGTTTATATACCTTCACCTCAAGGTGCATGGAATCAATTTAGTGGTATAGGAACAGGTTATATAACAACACAATACCCAACAGAAACAATTCAACAGAACATAAATTATATTACTAAAAAATATGGTAATAATCCAAACCCTTAATTAAAAAATTAAATTCTTTATATATTTATAATAAAAATACACTAAAAAATGGGATATTTAAATAACTCAATTGTAACAGTTGACGCAATATTAACAACAAAAGGTCGCCAATTGTTAGCTGCAAACAACGGTACGTTTCTTATTACACAATTCGCTTTAGCTGACGATGAAATTGATTATACTTTATATAATCCAAACCACCCATCAGGTTCTGCTTATTATGGTGAAGCTATTGAAAACATGCCTTTACTTGAAGCTTTTCCTCAAGAAACACAAACAATGAAATATAAGTTAATTACTTTACCTCGTGGTACAGCTTTATTACCTATATTAAATTTAGGATACCCATCTATTACACTTAAACAAGGTCAAACTTTAGCTATTACTCCTCAAACATTAAATTATTTAGGTGGTACTACTTATGAAACAAGTGGTTATACAGCAACTATAGCGGATGTTAGAACAATGTCTACTTTCCAAGGTGTTGGTATTAATACACCACAAGCAACTGCTTTAAATCAAAACTCAACTACAACTTATGGTACTAGCGTATCAACTACAGTAGTAGGTACTACAATTAATTTAACAGCAACAACCATAAACACACTATTTGGTTCAAATTCATCTTTATACACTACATTAACAGTAATAGGAAATGATAGTGGAGCTAGAATACAAGTACCAGTAACTATAACAAAAGTTCCTTAATATTAAAATAAAAATAACTTAAAATATGTCATTTACAAGACTTAACCCTACAGATTTTGTAGTAAGTTCAGATGCAATATCAGCTACCTTATGGTCAGATGGTGCTCCAACATTAGCAACATTTTATACATCTTCAACTCAAGAAGCCGGATCTTCAGGTAACTATTATTTAAATATATACCAAACATCATCCACAAACTCCAACGCAGCTATTCAATTTGCTTTAGCTTATGGTAATAATGCAGGTAGTGGTAGTAAAAATTATAATTTAGCGGTAGATGGTTATTCACCAACTTCTACAATATATGGACAATGGCAAGACTTAGTAATAGGTAATTCTAATACCAATTTTACTTTTGGTAACATTGCTTCTTCTGAATTTTTTGTAATATCAGTTGACAGAACAAGATATAAAGAATCATTATTTTTAGGTTCATTAGCTTTAACATTATCAGGAAGTTTAGGTTCTATTACATTAACTGATAATAGTAATTATGTATCTGCTGTTCAATATAATGAAGCAGGTAGAGTATTTCAACTTATTACAGGTTCTCAAGGTGTAAAAGCTAATATTACTTCAAGAAACACATCTGATGGATATTCAGTACACTCTGGTTCTTATGGTTGGTTATTACCTGATATTGGTGCTATTATATTAAATCCATTAGCGTTAGCTGACTTTGCTGTTAGTGGTGGTATTGGATTAATATACAGTGGTTCAGCTTCAGGTTCATCAACTCCTGTTACTTCACCAAATAGAAGTATGTTCCAAGCTATAAGTGGTTCAGGTAATTTTGCACTAAATAGTCAAGAAACAATTACTTCTGATTATATATTTGTAAGAGCACAAAATGCTGCTTTCAACTATTCAGAAAACCCATCTTATATATCAGGTTCAACAGGCGCAGTATTATACCCTTATTTTATAAACAATCCTCAAACATATATTACAACTGTAGGACTTTATAATGATACGCAAGATTTATTAGCTGTAGCTAAATTATCAAGACCATTATTAAAGAATTTTACTAAAGAAGCACTTGTAAGGATTAAACTCGATTTTTGACGATTATGGGTATTTTTGCTAGATAATCTAATATTTTATTAGAGGTTAATGGGGATTATTAGTATGGTGGGCCTAATTTAGATAAACATTTCTATAAGTTAGATGAAGTTAAGAAAAACGATGGTTTTAAACAGTCTTTTGCTGAATCTAGCGGGTTTGTTTCAATAAGGGTATGGGAGAGTGAAATATACAATAACCCCGACATAATTCTCCAAAGACTTAATATTTATATAAAATGAATAAATGCTTGTATTCAAACAATTTTTAGCATCTGATGTGGTAATAACACCATTTGAGGTAAACAAAAGTTTTACCTTTAGTGGTAGTCAACTAACTAACTCTAATGTAGAAATAGATAGATTTTTAGGAAGAAATTTACAATCAAATCCATTTATATCTGGTTCTAATCCAACAACAGGCTATATATCAATCCAAGATCAAGAATTAATATATAATTCTATTAAACAATTATATTATTCAAATTACTTGAGTTCTAGTTATGGAGATACTTTAAACACATCAAGTATAGTACCTGGTTCTAACCCATCAGGAAACGTACTAGTAGGAACATCACCATCACCTGGTTTATATGATAATTATTTACAAACTACATTAACTTTTGCTAAATATTTTCCAACAGGTTCAAATGATATTCAAATAGACTCTATAGGAGTAATATCTATCCCTTCAAGACTATACGGAAATTATATCCAACCCAACTCATTTATAGCTACTTCAGTTAGTGGAACAATATATGATGATGGTGAAGGAAATATATTATTACAATCTAATAATAGTATAGTAGGAAACATATTTTACCCACATGGTATAATAACTATACTTGGAAACCCATCTATTATATTTAATACTTTAGGATACGGTTATGGAAAATACGGAAATGCTTCTTATGGAAGTACAAGTTTTGATAATTATGCCTTAATAGATTCTTTTATTAACAACCCAGTTACTTGCTCATTTTCATCTTCACTTACATTATATGAAACACAATATAAATGTACTGTTAGAGAAAATGAATTTACTTATACTTTAAATCCAAGTATATTAGCGAATAATAGTGGTTCTATACTTAGTTTTGCGACAGCGTCATATTTTAGCCCTTATGTTACTACAGTGGGTTTATATGATGAAAATCAAAATTTACTCGCTGTAGGTAAACTAGCTCAACCTTTACCAACTTCCCCAACCACAGATACAACAATATTAATAAATATAGATATGTAATATGATTAAATTATTTCAAATATTATCTGAAATTAATATTAATAAACCAATTAAAAAGCGTTTTAATGCTTATCATACAAATCTTAAAACAGCAGGTGGTTTTAAAGAATATTGGGTAGATTGTTTAGATTTTCCAAATTTTGACTCACTTGGTTTTTATGGAGTTTTAGATGGTAATAATATGGTGAGTAATTATAATCCCACATTATCTATTTTTTTAGATAATGATAAAATAGAATATGAAAAATTTACAGAAGATAATAAAGAACATATAGCAATTCCTATTAGATATTTTAATTTAAAATAATATTATGTTACAAGTTATGAAAGCAACTCTTGTTGAAGATCTAATTAACGATCCAAATTTCAACATAGACGATTATTATGGTTATGTTTATATGACAACCAATTTAGAAAATGGTCGCCAGTATATAGGCAAAAAAATATTTAAACACACCACAAACCAAAAATTAGGTAAAAAAGAAATAGCTGCCTTACCTACACAACGTGGTAGAACTCCATCTAAAAAGAAAATAGTTAAAGAATCTGACTGGAAAACATACTATGGTTCAGCAGATGAAGTTAAACAATGGGCTAAAACAACGCCAAAAGATAAATTACTTCGTACAGTTATACGTTTATGTAAATCGTCGAAGGAATTAACCTATTATGAGACTAAATGCCTATTTCAATACAATGTGTTGGAAGACAGTAAACATTGGGTTAACAGCAATATTTTAGGAAAATTTTTCCCTAAAGATTTGGCTCTTTAAGAATAAAATCGTATATTTAAGTTATGATTAATCAAGCTTTAGTAGCGATTACTAATTCTATACTAGGTACTGGAAAAGCAACATCAAAAGGCAACTATGCTTATGTATGCCCATTCCATACATCTAACCCTCCAGGAAAGAAAAATTTTGAGATTAATTTTACTAAAAATACTAAAGGTGAAAACCCATGGCATTGTTGGGGTTGTAACGCTAAAGGTAAAAAACTAGCTCAATTATTTAAATTAATGGGTGTTCCCCAAGAAAAAATACTTGAACTTAAACCATATTTAAAAACAGATGGAATAGAAAAAATTATTCCTACACAAAATGAAAAATTAAGTTTACCTAAAGAATTTATATCTCTTATAAATCCCTCTTTATCTATAATGGCTAAACATGCTTTAAACTATATTAAAAAACGAGGCATAACCTCAGAAGATATTATAAAATATAACTTAGGATATTGTGAAGAAGGTAAATATATGAATCATATTATAGTACCATCTTATGATGAAAATGGCACTCTAAATTATTTTACCGCACGCAGTTTTGAAAAAGATAATAAATCTAAAAAGAATCCATCCGTATCACGTGATATTATTCCATTTGGTTTTTTTATAAATTGGGATTTACCTTTAATATTATGTGAAGGTCCATTTGATGCTATGGCTATAAAACGTAATGCTATACCATTGTTAGGAAAAAATATACAATCTAATTTAATGAAAAAAATTGTTATGTCATCTGTATCTAAAATTTATATAGCTTTAGATAGAGATGCTCAAAAACAAGCATTAGGTTTCTGTGAAAAATTAATGAATGAAGGTAAAGAAGTATATTTAGTCGACATGGATGATAAAGATCCATCTGAAATGGGATTTAAAAATTTTACTAATCTTATTCAAAATACAACCCCATTAACGTTTTCAAATTTATTAAGTAAAAAATTCGCAATATGATAGAAAAAAACTCAAACATTATCCGTGATCCTAAAATTAAACGTATAGTAGAATATAGCGCTGATAATAAACAAATAAATGTATTAGACCAACGATTTTATAGACGAAATGAAAAATACTATCCTTCTGTGTCAAGTATTTTAAATTATTTCCCTAAAAATCAATTTTTCCACAGTTGGTTAAAAGATGTAGGTCATAATAGTGATATTATAGCTCAAAAAGCAGCATGGGAAGGTACTCAAGTGCATAATACTGTTGAAAAATTTTTAAATGGTGAAGAAATAAATTGGGTAGACCAAGAAGGAACAGTACTATTTAATCTAGATGTATGGAAAATGATATTAAAATTCGCTGAATTTTGGAATAAATATAAACCTGAATTAGTAGCAGCAGAATACCATTTATTTTCAGACCAATATGAATACGCGGGCACTGCTGACTTAATTGTAAGATTTAACAATAAATTATGGTTACTTGATATAAAAACATCAAATACTTTACATACATCATATGATTTACAATTAGCTTCATATGCTAAAGCGTGGAATGAAACACATAATGAACCAATTGAAGAAACAGGAATTATATGGCTTAAAGCAGCTACACGTGGACCTGCTAAAGATAAAATACAAGGTAGTGGGTGGCAATTAAAAAATATTGGAAATATTGATAATAATTTCGCAATGTTTACTAAAATATACGATATCTACAAATTAGAAAACCCAGACTCTAAACCTCATACTGAAACCTTACCTACATCTATTAAATTAGAATATTAATTTACTTGTTTTTTTAATATTTATATGCAACATAAAACATATATATGAAAACTCCAACATTAAAACAAATTATTAAAGAAGAAATTCAAAACGTATTAATAGAAAGTAAAGTTGAAGAAGAAAGTAACGATAAAACAGTCGATGAAATCGGTAAATTCTTCGTTGTTAAAAAACCAAAATCTAATATGACTAAAGATGATATGGTATATGAAGCTACTGTTTTTCATCCAATAGACGAAGCTGAAACTGTAGGTGTATATAAAAATAGATCTGAAGCTAATAGAATGGCTACTACTAAATTAAAAGAGTATGAAGAACGCCTTAAAGAAATCAGATCTCATATGGATGAGTATAGAAAGGCTAAAAAAGAAATCGACGAAAAGAAAAATAAAGCCAAAGATTTAATACAGAAAGCTAGATAGTATGGATCCACTAACTAAAGAATTAGTAAAATATATTCTTGAAGTTGATGAATCACCTGAATTTGTTTGCTCTAAGTGTGGATGGAAAGGGTATGATAATAATCACATA